AAATCTAAATGATTTCTCAGGCGGGCTGGTTAATGCAATTAATCCCAGGGATATTGCACCTAACCAAATGTCCGATACTGATAATATTATACTAGATGAGAGATCCTCAATTAGGCCTTTGGGTGGCGATGTAGAACATACAGATATCCCCAGTGGTACAACGGGTAATATTGCAGCAGGCCATGGTGCGTTTATTTTTGAGTCTGACCATGAGAAGGGAAGTGCAGCACTTGATACAGGTGAGAACTGGCTTGTTATGTGTGATGCTCTTACTGGAGGTATAGATCTTTATGATCTTAAAGGAGATTCCTTTACGTCAAACGTATTTGATCTTGGAACTAATGATAATGAAACTTTCGGATCTGACAAATTAACATTCAATAATAATAGTGGCAGCGGAGCGAATGATACTATTGTAGACGCTGACAGTGGTTTTATTGCTGATGGATTCCGTAAGGGAGATATTATTCAAATATCTGGATGTTCAGACCAGACGACAAATAATCTAAACTCCATTCCAATAAAAAATATTACAACAAATACTATTACTATTAATAAGAGTGGCCTTCTTACTCAAGAGACAGCCGAAAATGGAACTCCCACAATTACAAAACTATGTAAAGCGGTATATTATTTTGCTGATGAAGGTTTAAGAGTAGCTGATGGTAGTTTTAGTTCTGGTACTCAACCCTATCATTATTCTTATATTAAAAGAACTCAATTCCAGGGACTATCTCTCAGCTCTACAACAGCTTTTGATAACTGGTTTGCGAATACCAATGGGCTAGCAGCTCCTACGCAGCTAACAACTACAGCTTCCTATCCAAGTGCGGGAACTGGATTTCGTATCACAGCCGCCTCAGCGGCTATAACTGGTGGCGGTTATCTAAATCAGGCGTATCAGATAGCGGCTACATTCATATATGATGGTAATCAGGAGTCTCTTCCTTTCATCCCTACCTCTAGTAATACCTTTACTCCTACTGGAGATGGACATAAAGTTACTTTTGAGTTAAGGGCTACAGGGCCTTTTGATGAGCGTATTACTGGGGCGAGGATATATCAAAAGCTAAGCGGAACTAATGATCCTTGGGCCTTGCTAATAGATATAGATTTAAATAGGGGTGCAAGATCAGAACTAAGTAGTGAGCATTCGGCATGGACACTTGTTTCTGGTGATACAGTAAGGATACAAAATATTGTATCATTGGTACCAAATCTGGAAACATATGAAATCCTAAATGGATTCCAGCCTACTGAGCGTAAGATTTCAATAAGTGGAAACGGGGAAGGATATAAGACAGCAGTTATAGCAAACAGGAGATGCTTTATTGCCAATGTAAAAACAGAAGATGAAGATGGTCAAACCGTACAGATGCGTGATAGGATTATGTATACGCCTGTAGGAAAGTTTGATACTTTCCCAAGAAGTTATTTTATAGATGTAGTACGAGGAGATGCTGAGGAATATGTTAAGCTAGAAGAGTTCTCAGATAGGCTTTTAGCTTTCAAGTCAGAGAAACTTTACATAGTTAATATATCCGCACCAGCTCCAGCTAACTGGTTCCTGGAAGAAATTAAAAACTTCTCTGGATGTGTTCATCCCAACGCAACTGTAAAAACAGAATTCGGCATCTGCTGGGTCAACAAATACGGTATCTTCTTATACAATGGCTCCGATGTTACCAATCTCCTTACCAACCGTATAAAGGAGTCAACCTGGCAGACATTTTTTAATGACGCTACTATTCTTGGTTATAACCCAAGAAAGTTTTATTTGGTTATACTGAAGAATTGTTTCTCAGACGATGGTGATGTAATCATATATGATTTCCGTACTCGTTCATTTGTAAAAGGGGCGGCTGCATTTGACTCCGATGTGAATAGAAGTAACATGGTATCAGATTGGAATGGTAATATGGTTACTACATACCAGAATTCCCGAACAGGAGATCAGCTTTGGTCACTTAGTTCTGGAAGTTGGACTTCATATGCTACAGGCACATGGGGGTCTTCAGATGTTGCTTATAGCATAAAAGAATGGTCTGATGATATGCGGGATGTAGCAACAAATAGTTTCTCAATTACTACTAAGGACTTTGATTTTGGAGAACCTGGTAGGATGAAAAAGATTTACTCTGTAATCATTACTTATAAAAGTGATAATGCACAGACACAACCTATATACTACGCTGTAGATGGATCAGATAGTTTCTCATCTCAGCTTACAGGAAATTTCGCAGAGAACACTAGCTGGGCAGTTTTAAGGGCAACAGCTGCAACTCCAATTGAATGCCAGAGTATAAGATTCAAAGTAAAGAATCCTACTAACGGAACTGGATCTACAGCAGGAATTCAAATTAATGATATCAGTATAGAGTACAGAGGAATATTTAAGAGAGCAGGATAATGCAAAGTATAGAACGAAAATTAAGAAATATATCACAACCCAAAACTGCTATCCTAGATCATCCACCTGCATTAAGTCAGATGCTAGATGGAGAACAAGTATATGCACGGGTGGCAGGTAATAATGTGAGACTATATATCAGGCTTGGTGCAAAACTATATTATACAGACTTCTTACCTGTTGAAGAAGTTAAGAATAATACATGGGAGGGTTTAAGCTAATGGCTAGTGTATCAGATGTAAGGTATGCTCAACTTCAATACGAAGAGAATCGTGCTTTCGGTGAGGGTCTTAGAAAGCAGCAAGAAGGATTGGATCAGAAACGAGGAAGAATGGGATTAGGAAGAACTCTTCTCAGCTTTGCAGGTGGGGCAATAGGTACTGCTGGTGGCCCCGTGGGTATGGCAATTGGTGCAGGACTCGGCTCGGCTCTTGGATCTTTCTTAGGAGGTGCATCTACGGGTAAAATTGATGAGATAGAGAAAGGAAAACTTTATAAAGCAACTGCCGATGAGGCAAGAAGACAGGGAAGAGATGCTCAGGTATATATGAAAAAAATGGCTGTAAGAGGGGCTCTTTCTGACGCAGCTTCTGCATTCTTCTTTGCAGGTACAGATATAGGTAAAGCTGCACAGGTTGGATCTGCAGAAAAGTTATCTGGACTTGGTGCTGATGCCAATCTCCTACAGAAAGCTTGGGCTAGCGGATCAGGAGCAGTTGGTGGTGGAGCAGGACATATAAAAGCAAGTATTGCTGAAATGCAAAACGAAGCTTTTGAAGGAACATTTGCTGGTGATCTAGAAGGAACACTAGCTGACACGGCAACCGTTGATCCGATGATGGCAACTCCTACTGATCCAACAGGAATACGTGCATGGAACCCTGATGCTACAGTCAATCCATATGGTCAGACAACTCCTCTACCTGGGCCTGCTCCCGAATTTGTAAAAGATCTACCCTTATATACAGGAGAGGGTTTGGGAGTAGGAGGAAGTGATATAGGTGCTATTGGTGCTGATATAACAACCAAAAGAACTCACCAACTAGCTCCACAGTATTCTAAGCTTGAAGGTCTTATCGCCCAAAATAATGCAGCAGGCATAACATTGCCTCAATTAAGTGTCGAAACAAATCTAGCAGGCCAACTTGCGGGTATAAATCCTGTAATAGATAGTTATAGAAATAATTTTGGAACTTCATCTTCAGCTCTAACACCAGGATATGATGTCCTAGCTAATATAAATGCGTGGAGAAGAGGAAGAGTTAGATAATGCCATCACATCTAGAATCGTTAAATAATTACCCAACCTGGTATACAGATTACGGGGAATCTCCTACGAGCAGTTCTCCTACATCAAGAGATGTTATATACGATACAGGGTATAATCCTGATAAGGTTATGGCTGAATTTGGTGAGATGTTTGAAGACTATGATCCCACCAGAGAACAATTTGCTCAGAGTAGGCTACAGTCACAAGAACAAGCAACTAGATTAAACTATGAACAAAATGTAGATCAGGCTGAAAGAGCAAGAGCTTTGGCTCAAGCTCAGTTAGGAGATACTGGGTTCTTGTCACAAGCATTAGATAGGCAGCAGAGAAGTCTTGATATACAACAAGCAGATACTTTAGGTGCACAGCAAAGGCTTGAAGGATA